ACTGGAAATTGAGCAAACCACCCAAGCTTATCGTCCATATCCCAAAACACACCGCAAGGAGTTGAGCCTGTATAAGTAGTTGATGGAGTAGTTGATTTTAATAATGGAAAACCTTGATAAGCGTTTACATCTTCATAAATTCTATAATTTGTTTTTACTCTTTTAACTATTGGATAATTATTATATTGAGCTCCACTTAATTTCATTAAACCAGTTGCAGCAGCAGCATTTTCAAAATCTAAATCATATCTTGATAATTCTTTTGTCCCAATATAATCTTGATTTAATCTATGGCTTCCTGTATAATAATATTCTCTTGTATTAAGATTATCTGGATTTGCTAAAGTTCCACTTTCATTTGTTGAATATTCTTCTATTTGAGTAAAGAAAAATATATGATTCCAATAAACACATCTCATTCCCCAGCTTCTACATATAGCAACTAAAACATCATAAGTTGATGGAACAGTATAAATACCATCATCATCAACTTTATACATACAATCCATTTTACATTGTGTTAAAAATAAAGGGTCGTTTGCTAAAGTTGCCGCTGCATGTTTATCATTATACCAATTAACTGATGTTTGATAAGTATAATTTGCATTTGAACCTTGAGTTGTTAAAGCGCATCCTGTTTTTTCTAATATTCTTTGAATCCAAGTTGTTATTCTTTGATATGATTGAGCATAAGTTTCATCTATTGTATATGGCTCTGATGTGCTTGGCTTAACCCAGTCAACATCTTTTAATAATGATAAGCCATCAACAGCTTTTAATGATACTTGATATGGGAAAGAAACATCTTGAGCGGCTGCTAAATCCATTAAAATAAATCCACTCCATAAAGGCCTAGTAGCATCATTATCATTATATAAAAATACATAAACATCCTTTTCTTGATAAGTTTCTTGAAGCTCTGTTATAAATGTTTGAATAGTAACATTTTCTACAATTAATGGTATTGTACAATTACTTGCTACTACTTCAGTATATTTCAAATCTCCATCAGCTTCATAATTTAATACACATCCTGAAGAGCCTAAACTAACCTCAGTTGAGCTACCTCCATAACCATCACAATGAATTTCTAAAGTATATTCATCTCCATTATGAGAATAATATGTTGTATGAAACCTTTTACCAAATGCCATTTTATGTTGTTCTTAATCTGTTAAACTCTGTTTTCTTATTAGATAAATATATATCATTTCCAACTAACCTTCCAACAACTTCAATTCTATCACCTCCCATAAATTGTTTTAACTTATCTAAAGGAGCTATAACCTCTGGATTTGCTGCTGTTGTACCAATACCCTCACCAATTAAACCTAAAGTAGCTCCAGTTATTAAACCCCCTTGAGCAAAAGCTGGAATAGGAGTTGATGCAATAGTAGCAACATTTGCAGCAGCAGCAGCCATAACCATTGCACTCCACGGCAAACCAGTAGGAGGAGCCATAGCAATAGTTGCCATAACAGCTTCTACACCTGAAATTGTTGCATTTAATATACCAATTGCCTTTTCCCTTTTAGCTTGTTTTGTTTTAATCTTTTTCTCATTTTCATCTAAATCATTATTCATTGCTTTTTTATCTTCAACATGAATTAAATCCAAAGCTTTTAATGCTTTATTTAATTCTTCCTCATCAACAATAGTATCTTCTAAAGCTTGTCTTTCAGCTTCTTGCTGCTCTTCTAAAGCTTCTAATTGTGCTTGTTTATCATTTTTGAAAATTGTCATTTGTTTATTACTTTGAGCTCCAAAAAATTCAGTAAAAGAATTTAATGAAGATTTGAATCCACCCATAACATCCTCCCAAATAGTTTCTAAATTTTCTCCTAATTTAGCAAAAGAAAACTCTAAATGATTCATAAAAACATCCCAATCTGATTCAACTGATTCTGGTATTGAAAACATCTCTCCAACAGCTGAAGTTGGCCCTGAAGATATATCTGGAACGAGATTATCAGTTTTAAGATTTAAAGAAATATTTTCTAATTTTTTTAATTTATCAGTTGTTTTATCAGTTGTACCACCTAAATCATCAATAGTATCATCTAAATCTTCAATATCATCAGTTGTATCAATTAAATTTTCATCTAAATTTTCTAAAGAATTTGATAAATCATCAACATTATCAGCAGTATCAGAGCTTGAAGCACTACTGCTGTATGATTCCATTTCAAAATGTTTTATCTCATCTACTGTTTTTCCAAAAACTCCAGCCACTTTATTACCTGCTCTAATTAAAGCATTAATTCCATCAATTGCATAATTAGCTACAGCTCTAAATGCATTTCTAATATTAACAGCTAATTTATCTCCAGACTTTGTTACGTATCTAAATGCTAATACTACAGCAGCTAAACCAGTAACAATTAATCCAAATGGATTCATAAACATAAGTCTAAATAAAGCAGTCAAAACAGGAATTAACAATTTCACAACAAATATTAAAGCTTTAACTCCACTAATTACAGATATAACAACAAGAGCTAATTTGGCTAGAATAATTAAAATAGGGCCGATAGATGCTAAAACAACTCCTAGTATAACAATGAAATTTTTAACTGGCTTAGATAAGTTTGTAAATCTTTCAGCTATATTTTTAACTCCATTAGCTAACTTGTGTAAAAATGGCATTAATATCTCTCCAATTTCTTCAGATAAATCAGAGATAGTGTTTTTTAATTGTGTAATTGGGCCTAAACCTGCATTTGCAGCAGCTTCGGCAGAGCCTCCATATTGTTTTTCTAATTCATCTAATATAATTGTTTGAGCTTCTGCTAATCTTCCAGTTTCAGCTAAAGTATTTATTAACTGTTTTTGGTCTTCTGAAAATTGAATACCACTTCTGCTTAATGCTGATAAATTTGCGATTGGGTCGTTTAACGCTTTACCTAATTGAATACTAGCACTTTTCAAATCTCCATCAAGTCTAGTTGCTAAATCTAAAGCTGCAACTTGTGTTCTAGCAAATTGCTCTTCAGTTATATTAGTAAAAGTTAATAATTGAGCTGTAACGCCGCCTAAAATTTCTTCATCTCCAAATATAGTAACAGATTGTAATTCTGAAGCCATTTTTTGAAATTGTTCAGATGTGAATCCAGCAGCATTTCCAGTTGATTTAATACCAGCTTCAACTTGAGCTAAAGCCTTCTCTTGAGCATCAAAAGCTTTTACAGATGCAATACCAATTCCTGCTAAAGGTAGTGTTAAACTTGTAGTTAAATTTCTACCTATTCTCTGTGTATTTCTACTAAATTTATTTAAACTTTTTTCTGCTTTATTAAGTGACCTCGTAAAACCACTCATATTAGCACCAAAATTAAAGGTTAATAAACCAATTGCTTTACTTGCCATGTTCTGATAATTTTTTCATATATTCTGCTTTGTTTTTCAATTCTTCAAAATCAATATCTTTTTCTTCTTTTTCCCAGTCAAAAACTATTAAATCTTTTGGTTTTAATGTTTTGCCTTTTCTAACATGGGGATTTAATAATAAAGTAGTTTGCCACCTTACTCTTTCCCACTCTCGCCTTTGGTTAAAATTAATTATCTCATAAAACCCTTCAACCTTATGCCAAAATTCTATTGGCAACATATCATAAAACTCATCAACTTTCATTCCTAATTGTCCAAAAGCTAATTTTTCAAGTTCTGGCCAAGTTAGCTCTTTTTCACTCTCTTGGCCTTCGGCTTTTTTTCACTACTATTTTGTCCCATTGATTGACCTAATATTTCAAAAGCTTTTTCCATTGCTTCCATATTGCCATCAAATTTATCTGTTAATTCATCAATACTTATTTTGAAACTTTGTTTAGCCGCTCTATGTCCATCTTCAATTCCACACCAAATTAAAACAAATGCATCATTGAAGGTTAATTGCCCATTTCCTAATTTATTTAAATCTGACATAGTAGAGCCTGTTTTTACACTAAATTTTCTTAATGCGTTAAAACCAAATCTAATAGGAAATTTTTCTTTTCCTATTTCAATAATTTCATATTTCATAATTTCTAAGTTTTATCTTTTCTGAATTAAAAAAAACCGACTCCACGCACTCAGAAAAGAAAACGCATAGAGCCGGCTATTCATTATTATGTTGCTATAGTTTGTGTCAAAGCACCTGAACCAGTGAAGGATGCACTATAAGTAGATGTATCTTCCATTGGAGCAGTTAAACTAGCTGAAGTCATATATGCTGTTCCAGTATATTTTGTATCACCTGCATTAGATGTAGTAACACCAAAAGTGATTGCAAAAGCTGTTCTAGTTTCTATATATGAAGTGAATAATTCAGATAAAGTTAATCCTGATATTGCACTTCCTGAAGCATCTAACCAAGCATAAAGAGCATCACAAGAAATATCAAAGTTTCTTAATCCCTCCATATTCTCGGCCCATCCGCCAGATTCTTTGTTTGTTGTTGAACGTAGTTCGTGATTTATGTTAATTGTGCAGCTTGTTGAATAAGCAACCAAAGTTCCACCAGCATAAACCTGCAAATTAGTTCCATTTAATTGTCCATTTGCCATTGTTTTATTATTTTATAAATTTATAATTCAGTTTCTTGCTTCTTATCTGAAGCTTTTTTTGTTTTCTTTTCTGATTTTCCATAATCGTTATCTTTTAACCAATCATACATTTCTTGAGTTACCTCTAAAATTTGACCTGCTTTTAATAATTTGCCATTACGATTATAATCTCTTTTTAATTCAAATTTCATAATTTTTAATTTTCTATCCAATTATTATCTGGATTGTTAATAATTTCTATTATTTGTTTATGTGAATATATAGTATAATTTTCTAAAAAAATTGGAGTTTTACCAATATATTTTACTATTGCCATTGTATGATCTAAATTAAATCTTAAAGTTAAACTTGAAGTTTCAATTATTTCATCAAAATTTATACTTTCAATATAATCATTTTCTATTATAACATATTTTGTATCCATATCTTTTATCCTTCTGGAACGTCTGCTTTGAAATTAGATTGTACCATATTATTCATTGTTCCATTTTGACTATTTATCACATCAGGAATTGTTGGAGCTGTTGCAATTGCATCTCCAGTAAACGTCCCATCCCCCATTTTATACCATCTAATAACTCCAGATATATCTCCTAAAGCTGATGGAAAGCCATCATTATATATATTTAATATTTGAGATGCTGATAATTCAGATGTATAAATGCTTAATTCATCAATATTTCCATTGAAAAACCCTCCTCCCGCTGCATTATTTCCAATAGCTGCAGCAGTAACGCTACCTGTCATTGTTCCTGTTATAGATGTTGCTGATGCTTTTAGTGTTCCATTTAGATATATTTTTAGACTATTAGAGCTCACATTCCAAGTAGCTGCCACATGATACCATAAACCTGTGTTTTCTACAGCATCAGTTATACTAATAGGATTAGCAGTTCCACCAGCTTTATAATTAAATCTTAATTGATTGTCTGTAGCATGATATAAAATAGATATGTTATTATTACTATCTATATATACTTTCAATATATTTCCAGTTGCTGAAGTGGTGTTTATTTTTACCCAAGCAGAATAACTCCCAGTTGTTTTTATACTATCTAAACCACTTGTAGGAATTGAAACATATTCATCCACTCCATCAAAAGCGGTAGAATAAATATTGTTTATGGAATTTGTTACTCTAACCTTAAAATCTAAGCTTTTTCTATATATACCATCTTTTCCTGAATCATCATCAAAAACATCATTATAACCTTGAAAATCTATACTTTGAATATCAACTCCATTAAAATTTCCATTTACTCTATCTAAAGCTGTTCTTATATATTGAGCTAATTTAGAAGCTTCGCTATATGTATTTGAATAGCCTGATACCATTATTGAATATTCATCTAATAAAGCAGTTGAATCCTTTTGTCCATCTGGTAAATCTTTTTCTACATCATAAACTATAAAAGGAAAAATAGTAGTTTGAGAGATAACATTTGGAGCTATTTTATTTCCTACTAAACTATAAACAGCTATATTATCATAAAGTATTTTATATATTGCTCTACCTACATTCATTTTTAATATCCTAATTTGCCATATTTATCCAACCTCTTTTTATGTTTTTTTACTGCAGCTTCAAAAATTTTTATAGCTCCTTGAGTAGCTCCATCCATAACAGTAAGCGATTTTTCATTCCATGCTTTTTTCATAAATGCATTATCTTTTCCATAAAACTTTCCATAATGTTTCACCTCGCTTCCATACTCAACAAATGCACCATACCATCCTCCTTTTTCTTTTGAAAACTTTCCTTTTACTCTCGGCCCTACATAACCTCCAAATTGCTCTTTTGATGCTCTAGTTCTAAAAAACTCTATTGAATTTTTAAGAGTTCCTTTTTTTACGATTCCACCACCTCTAGGATATTTATAATCTTTTTCAGCAATTGGAGCATTTTTTGCAGCTGCTTCAGCTAAAGGTTTGGTTTGTTTTTTCCAAAACTTTGCCCATACAGCATCCTTCTTAACCTCTTTTGGTAATTCTTGAAAAATAGCTTCTATAGCTTTTATTTGTTTATTCAAATGATTAACATCTAAACTAAAACCATCTTTTGTTGTAGCCATTTATTGATTATCTTTAATTTTTGTTACAATTTCTAAAAATCTATCTCTACCATCAATTTCTTTTATACCATGAATAATATATATTTTACTATCATATGTTATTTGGTATGTCCCTAATATTGTTACACCTACATTTCTAACGTAAAATACAACGTCTGTAGATTGTGTTTGCTCTTGATTCTCTTCTCCTCTATCACTTCTTTTCCAGTCTACCTTTGCCCATAAAGTATATACAGTTGCAAAAGTAGTAGTTTTTTCTCCAAATTTATTTTGAGTATAATCTGGAGCTTTGACTTCAATTCTTCTATCTAGTTGGCCAACGCTTAACATACTTGAATCTTATATTGATTTAATAAGTATTGACTAGATAAAGGAAGTTCAGTTGCTATTGTTCCAGTTACAACAGTTTGTCTATTTTCATACCAATTAGCAATACATAATAAAACAGCTTGTCTTATACCTTCTGGAACATCTGAAGAATTATCTCCATAACCAACTTCATATTTAGCTACAACAGCATTTATTCTATCAGATACAGCTGGATAAGATTTGTTTACTGCTAAAGCAATTCTAGCTGGCTGTGAAACATTATCTACAATATAATTAGCAGCAGCCCAAGTTTGTAATGAATCGCTATTATCATAATATTTAATATGAGTTACTGAAGCAACTGGAGATTTATATAAATGTTGTAAACCATTAAAATTATCTGCATACTGTTCAACAACAGTTGTGATAAAATATCTGTTTGTATAAATTTCACACGATTGAGTAGCAGCTAATATTAAATTGTCAATAATAGTATCATCAGCAGTTGTATCAACTCTTAAATGTTGTTTTGCTTGAGCTGTAGTAAATAAAGGATTAACTGCAGCAGTTATTAATTTTAAGCTTCTATGCATATTAATTAGTATTAAAAAAAAGGGCCGGCTATATTAACCAGCCCTTTAATTATTAAAAAAATTATTTATTAAGCGTTATCAATCTTAACAAATGCAGTATCATTTTGTACCGCGTCACCATCACAAAGACTAGTTACAATCATTCTAGGAAGTCCAGTAGCAGCATTTGTATAAGGGTCAAATAAAATATCTAAACCTCCAAATTGCGCTAGATGCACTTTAGAAAAATCTCCTAGTAAATAGTTAGTTCCAGAACCTGAACCAGCTCCTAAGTTTGATGTAGAGAATGCAAAATAACCACAGAATCTCTTATCAAAATTATCATATGCTGGAGATACAGATGAAACTTGAGCAAGTGATTTAGCTTCAGTTAAAGCTCCACCATCTAAAATCCAAGCCATTCTAGCTCCTTCTAAATTAACTCCATTAGTTATTAATGTAGACTCCATATTTAATATCTCAGCAATTGTTGGAGCAGCTCCAGCAACAGTTTGAGTAGCAGCATCTAAAAAGATAGATGTTGGTGCATTAGTAATATCAGAATCACCTAATAAAGCAAGCTCCCATGTAGCAGCAATATTTTGAGCCATGTTTCTTTGTAAAGCAGCTTCTAAACCTGCATTTTGCATCATTGACTCAGCACTCATATTCACAACAGATATAAGTTTTTTCGGACTTAAAGTAATTGAGCTTGTAGTTCCATTAGTGTTTACTGTTCCAGATGTTCCATCTTCAGAAACCCATGTTGAATCTATCCCACTAAATACAGGAAGTTTGTAATTGTTTACACCAGCATAAAATTGAGCTCCAGCACTAGCTAAAACTAAATTTGCTTCTAATTGGTCTGTAAAAGAACCAACTTCAACAGCATTAACATCAGCTGTATTTGTGTTTGCTCTTGTTAATACAGATGAAGGAATCCCAACTCCTTTGAAATTTTGTCCAGTATATCTTGATTCAGAAATTGCTTCTTCATGCATTTCCTTCACTATACCTTCCATTTTTCCACTATAAGCAGCTCTTACAGCAGCTCCGAAAGTAAATTTGTCTAAATCCTTATCTTTTTTAGTTTCAACTTTTACGCCTGAAACTGTTGCAGCAGTTCTAAGATTTTTTTCAATCTTTTCTGCTCTTTCAATTTTTACATCAACATCATCAATCTTAGAAAGAATTGAATCCATTTCTGTATTTTCTTCCGAGTTCAAATCTCTCTCTTCCGCTTTACAAGTTTCTTTTATAACTTCTAGCTTAGAGATAAAATCAGACCTTAACTCTTTTAATTCAATACTTGATTTCATATTATTATTTTTATTATTATACATTTATTTTTTTCGCTTTGCAAGTTCAATTTTAAGTGTAGCCAGCGACCTCTTCACTAAATCGTTTTCTTCTTTTTGTTTTTTCTGTGTTTCTTTATATGATTGTAAACTTCTTTGAGCTATAACTAAACCGCTTGAAGCTTCTGAATAAGCTGGATATGTAACAGCGCTTATATCATATAATCTATCTATTTTATTTATCGTTCTAATATCTCTACCTTCTTTATCAGTGCTCCATGTATCGCCACCATCAGCAATTGTAAAAGCAAATGAAGATTGAGTTATATTTCCATTTTTCATATTAATAGCTAAATCTTTTCCATATGAAGTTTCAGGAATTGCAAACTCATAACGTAAACCAGTTTCATCAACGCTCAATTTAAGATTTCCTTCGCCTTTTGTTGAACGAGCTAAAATTAGATTAGCATCATGATTTATTAAAGCTCTTACATCAGAATTTATAATTGTATCATTTGTTATTGCGTCTGGTGATATATACTCATAAAATCCTCCTAGATTTTCACTTCTAGAATTAAATATGCTTCCATAACCAACAACAACCTCTTTATTGTCTTCTCTAGTTTCAACTCTAGTTTCTATTGTGTATAATCTTTTTTCCATAGTGTTATCATATTTATTATCCCATATATTTCTAATTTCATCTTCTTCTTGATAACCTTCTTCAACAATTTCTTCTTCAGTAGCATCATCAGTAATTTCTTCTTCAACAGTTTCTTTCATATCAATTTCCACACCTTCCCATTCTTCAGATTTTCCATAAACTATTGTAATAGTTTCATCATCTTCAATTACTTTTTTAATATGTCTTTTATCCATTTTTTCTTCATTTGATTCGTAATATTCTTCATTGTCTTTTTCGGCTTCTTCTTGAGATTCATATTTACATTCTCCAGTTTCTCCCCATTTCCATTTACCATTTTGACATTCTTTAGCTGGCATCTTCTCCTACTTTATTTAATGTAGTCATGTTTAATTGTAGATAATTTTCATCTCCAACTTCACCAACTGAATTCATTTCTTCTTTTCTTCTCACTTCATTAACAGTCATCCATCCATTAGTTATTGCTGTTTTATAATAATCAGCTCTATCTTTTATATTTCCTCTAAGTAAAGCGTTTGTATTAAACTTTACATATTCTTTTCCAACTAAGTTTTTTCTGAATAATTTAATATTCATTTCCATTTCTATCTTTGTTAAATATGGCATTAATGAATATATTACAAATTCTTGAGATTGCATTTCTATATTATTAAAACTTGATTTAGATAAGTCTTTTAATAAATGCGGTGGCACGTTAAATATACGAGCTATTTCTTCAATGCTAAATTGTCTGGAAGCTAAAAATTGAGCTTGTTCAGCTGATATACTAATTGGCTGATATTCAAGTCCCTCTTCTAATACAGCTGTTTGATTTGCGCCGCTAAGTTTAGCATAGTTATTATTAAAGGATGAGCGAAGCCTATCAATTGCTTGTTCAGATAGTGCTCTATCTGTTTTTAATACTCCGGAGAGTTTGGCGCCGTTAGAGAAAAATGTCCGACCATATTCTTCAACACTTTGTCCCCAACTTATAGCATTTGCATTTTGTTCTATCGGGCTCAAACCTACAATTCCACCCTCCGTTTGCGTTACACCTTTAGTTGCATTAACATCTGTTATCAACTTGAAATGTAACATATTTTGTGATTCAAAAGTCCCAGCGACTTCATCTGATGTATAATATAATTTGTTTTCTCTCATATATACAGTAACGCCAGCATAATTTAATGGTAGTAATTCTATTGGCCTCCCTGCATTATTTCTAATAATTCTTACATATGAGTTACCATTACAAAGTAAATCCATCATTATTTTTTCAATAAATGTTACTTTATTTTGATATGTATTTGGAGCGTATTTTAATAAAAAAGATAAATCATTATCAACCTCAACAATATCTCCATTGTTTTCTTTTTTACAAACCTTAATAGGTAGAGATGATATTGATTCAGATAATAAACGCATAGCGGCCCATACAGCTGAAAAAGTTAAAGCTGAAGATGGGCTTACAGTTATTTTATTTCCGAAGCCAAAGTTATAATTAATACTTCTTTGAGTTTCTTTTTTTGGTTGTGATGTAAAGATGTTTTGAATAGAATTTAGTATGCCCACTATAAATTTTTTTGCAATTTTACGAATTAATAAATATGATTTTATGTAACATTGTTTCTTTTGTTTTTAATTTTTCTATCCCTACAGACTCTAAATGAATTATAATCTGAATATCTTCTTTTGCCAAAACACTCTTTATATTCTTTTTCTAAATCTTCATAAGCAGAAATTAAAGTTTTATGCTCTTTTGCTCTTTGCCAAAATTCTTTAACGAATCCATCAGCACTAATTAAAATAAATTTTTCTTTCATAACATTAATAATCCTCTATCATTATAAACTGATGATATATCTTCACCAGTCATGTATTCACCTAAAGCCATAATTAAAGCAACAATACCATCTATTTTTTCAGTGGACTTTGCTTTATTTGGTTTTATATTTCCTGCAGGGTCTTCTTGTAATACTATATTTGATAACATCCAATCCATTACTGGATTTCCATTATGTATTATTTGAGTTCCTAAAATTAGCTTTTCCATTTCTTTAGTTGGAGCGCTCATTGACCTAAATCCTTGTCCAAAAGGAGCCATTGGAATCCCTTCATTTACTAAGTCTATCACTAGCTGGCTGGCATTCCATCTGTCATATGCTATTGATTGTATTCTATATTCCATTCCTAATTCCATAATTTTTTTCTTTATAAAATTATAATCAGCAACATCACCTTCAGTTGATATTATATGATTATGTTTTATCCATGATATATAATCTACTTTATCTCTTTCACTTCTTTTTTTAGCGTTATCATCTGGAACAAAAAAATATGGAACAATAATAAACTTATCATCTTCTTTAAATAATAAAACTAGAGCTGATATATCTCTTGTAGATGCTAAATCAAGTCCCATCCATACATCTTTTCCTTTTAATTTTTCTAAATTTATTTCACCTTTACAAGCCTCCCATTCTTTATTTCCTATCCAAGCAGTGACTGAATCAGTCCAAATATTTAACATTAATCTTTTGAAAGTATTTTGATATGAAGGAATATCAATAGCTCTTTGAGATTCTCTTTCCATATATTCTTTTCTTAAACTAATTCCATAATTTGGATTGCATTTTTTCCATACATTTTCATCAGTAATATCACAATCAATATCAGCTTCATATATTGCTGAATAAAAAGATTCATCTTCTAACACCCCATCTCTAACTTTTTTAGCATAATCATAAACTTCAAAACAAATAGATTGTCTATCATAGCCAGCTGTTGTTATTGCAATACACAAGGGCTGCCTTCTAGAGCCTGTTGAAGTTAATAATGTGTCCCATAAATCTCTATTTGGCTGTGTATGTAATTCATCAAATATTATACAGTTAGCATTAAAACCATGTTTAGTTTTGGAATCTGAAGAGATAGCTTGATAAAAATTTCCTTTGCTTTCATTAGTTATGGAGTTTCTAAACACTTTAGCTCTTTTAGTTAATTCAGAATTATTGTTTATCATTTGTTTTGCTATCTCAAAAACAATTCCTGCTTGGCTTCTATCTCCAGCTGCTGAATATATTTCAGAGCCTCTTTCACTATCAGCAAATAACATATACAATCCTATTGCAGCACACAGGGTAGACTTACCATTTTTTCTGGGAACTTCAATAAATGCTGTTCTATATTTACGAGTTCCATCTTCTTTTTTCCATCCAAATAAATCACCAATTATTTTCTTTTGCCACTCTTCTAATATTAATTTTTTATTGTGTAATTCTCCTTTTGTATGAGAGCAAAATGTTTCTATAAATCCTATCGCTTTTGAAGCGGCTTCTTTGTCAAAATAATATTCCATTAGTCAAAATAATTATTTATTTGTGTGTTATTATTAGTTACTGGAGCAGAGATTGAAGCTCTTGCAACTGGAGTTAATCCGAATTGAGCAGCTAATTTTAATGAATTATTTAATGAATCATTTTTCATTTTTACTAAAGGATTTGCTTGCCTCCTTACAATTGTCCCTTCACTATTAGTAAATTCATCTATGCGGTTTTCTTTTCTAAGCTTCATTTCACATTCTAAATATAAACTCATTTCATTGCAATAAGCTTCAATTAAACTCAAGTCAACATTATGCAACATTTCTAAATTGTTTAATTGAGTTGTTACTTTTATCCATTCGTTTTTTCCAATTTCTGATAGCCATTCTGGAGCTTCTGGTATATCTGAAATTAAATCAACTTTCATTTCATTTTCTAAAATTCTGCTAGGAGTAATTGTCCCTTGCATTTTTTTTATTTTTGTTGGTATTTTTTTCCTTCCTTTTCCCATATATTAGTTTTAGTTTTAACTTAAACTGTTATAGCTATACCCTAGATATCTAATTTTGCATATAGCTAAATCTAGGTTGACCACTGATATTCTGTTTTTTTGTTTTTAAGATAATCACACCCCCTACCCACTAGCTCTCTTATAGATTTTTATTTTATTTCGCTTGATAGCTCCTTCCCTAGCAGACTTAATATTATGGCACGAATTACATAAGCTTTGTAGGTTTTTTGTATCAACCATTGAGCCTCCTAATGAAATTGGTTTTATATGGTCAACACATTGAGCCCCTGTAGTTTTTCCATTACGTTTGCAATTTTCACATAGAGGGT